CTGCACCACCTTGATCACCAAATTGACCATAGTATTGATCATAATCTTCTTCTATCCATCTTGGGTTTGTTAAACCGAACATTGGATCACTACTATAACCATATTTAGGATCTAATTGAGGAGCAGCGGGAAATACAACAGTAGGATTTTCTCGACGAATATTTGCTAATTCACTTTCAATACCAGCTGTATGTTTTCTACCTTGATTATCAAGTACTTTACCACTTGTATATTTATTGTAAAAATTTGCTTCAGCTAACTGCTTTTGTAAATCAATATACTTATCCATCACATCTGCAGATACTGAACCAACATTTCCACCAGCACCACCTGTGCCTCCAGCACCACCTGTGCCTCCGGTACCGTCTGTGCCGCCATATCCGCCACCGAGGCCATAAAAGCCTCCAAGAGTTTGCAAAGCTTCTTGGCGTAGAGCTTGTGGAACTTCTTCTGTTTCTTTCAGGTAATCAAGAGCTTCTGTTTGCCATTGAGCTTGAATCTCAGCAGCATCTTTTGCAGCATCAGAAGCATCATCTCCTGGGCCAAATATGAAATCTATTACACCACCCATGATTTTCTCCTTACATATACTTTTTTATTACCAAAAGAAGCAACTAATCGGAATCCACATCTTTCGGCTAGTTTACTTACACTGTTTCTTTCTATTACCCCAATGATCATTTCACACCATTCAAATAGAAAGAAGCAGAATTTACACCAGTCGTTTATGGCTTGTTCTAATTTCCGGAGTCCAGATTTATCAGATATAAAGTGGCTAACTGCAGCTTTGCCCTGTTTAGTAACAGAGAATATAATGTTACAATCTGGGTTATTCCATCTAAAATTGAGATGTTTATCAGATGTTAACAAATCACCCGTTCCTCCGATATATGGATCAAACAATCTCAACAACATCCAAAGCCACCGTCAACTGATCAGCCGCACTTGCAATTGCACTTAGTAAATCTGCAGCATCAAGTACTTGGCCAACGACTTCTGGACACTCATAAGTTTCTTGACTACCAATTGTTTTGGTATTCATAATCAAGTTAGTAACGGCAACTGATCCACCGCTAGGAACCTTATTAAATGAAATGGTGGCAGCTGTGGTAGTGTCATTGGTTACTGTACATTTAAGTACTCGAGCTGCTGTATTAGCAGGACAAGTATATAAAGTGGTATCCGTTGCTCCAGGTTGGGCCATGTACGCATTTTTAATGTTTACTGACATTTACTTTCCTCCTCATAAATTGTGAAGTTTATTCACTAATAACTCAAATTGATCTTGAGCTAATAGTAAATTTAGGTAATCAACCCAAAATACTGCAAAAGCTTCTGTTCTAGGTTCTAGTGTTATCATATCAGTAGTTTTATCATAAGTTAATTCTCGTAGAGTTCTACAAGTATCAAGAGTATCTTGAACTTCTAATTTAAGTTCAAGTTTATTATTGTTGATTTGTTTCATTTCAAAATAAAAGTTTGATTGAGATCTATGATCACAAAAAGAAAGACCACAATTATCAATACCTTTTATCCATTTTCTAACATTTAAACGAGTATTGATCCATGCTATTCTTGAAACTGTATTACTTGGAGATGTAGGTACTGATATCTGAGAAGATTCATGACCATTAGTAGCTACCCATTCATTAATTAAAACATCATCAGAATAAAATTGAATGCGAGCTTTGTTTTCTGCTAATTCGTAAAAGAATTTAGTTGATATAGTCATCATATCCTCCTATTTACGATCTTCTATTCTTGAACCTATTGTATCTTTTTGGTAATGTGAATCAATATAATCAACATATACTTCACCAGCATATTCATCTTGAGTAGCTGCTATTCTAGTAAGTTTACATTTATATATAGTACTGACAGTTGTATTAATTGCAGCAATATCTGCTAATTCAAATAATTTATGTAAAGTAGTATAATCAGCATCTATAGTATGCTCTGCAGTATATGGAGAACCAGATGGTACTGCAAAAGTGCCATTAATTGGAGCTGCAATAACATCTAATTGAAACTGGAATCTATCAGGAGTTCCACTGCCATCAGTTGGTGTACAATAGTGTATATGGCTGTCCATTATTGTACTTAGTTTCATTGAATGAGAAGATTGTATATCAAAATATAAATAGTCATTTACAGCAAAACCTAACGATGGAAATGTTACTCCACTACCTATACCATGGGCAAATAGTCTTTCTGTTGGCGCATTTGATGCTGGAACTCGTATATTAGATATACCCACTTGTAAATCATCATATACAAATTCTGGTAGATAATATTTAAATGGTTCCTTTGCCAAAGAAAGAACTAATATCGATAAATCTTTGATAATATTATCATATGATTTAGTAGACGGCAAAGCTTTAAGCTCGGTTTGTATTTCTTCAATAAGTTTATTATGATCTAAATCATATGGTGCAACACTTTGTGCCTTTTTCAAGAGAGCTATGCTGCTTTCTAATCTTGCAATATCATTATCATATGATTTAGGGGTATCTAAAACAACAACTGCATCATTCCTTGTTTCAGGTATATCTACTAATGTAGACTGCAAATAATCTAAATCATCATTAATATTGGTAACTTCTTTATCATAGGATTTAGGAGTTGGTAAAGACTGTATTAAAGCTCGTATTTCATTGAGTTCATTTTCATATGATACATCGGTTGGTTGAGCTTGTAGTCGCCGTTCTAATTCCTCAATCCTATCATCAAGAATTCTAACACTAATTCTAAAGGTTTCAGAAGCTATATAATTTTCAATCTCTTTAGCATTAGAAGCTTGTAATCCACCAACTCTTTCATGAAGACCCCTAAAAAACTCTTGCCATTGAGTAGTCAATGTTCTGTCTTCAGGGTCATCTATAAACATCTTAGATGTTGGTATATTAGGTAATGATAAAGTCGCCATTATGAAAAAGTCACTTTCATTATTGAAAAAGTCATTTTAGCCGTAGAAGCCCCACGTAGTTTAAAACTAACCCAATCAGCTACATACCCTAATCTTCGGACAATTAAGTTAGTATCATAGGATCCTATTTCACTGTAATCTACCCAATATTCAGTACCCCATAATACACCATCATAAGTCATTGAAACACCCAAAGTCTCAACTGAATTTGAAAAACCAGGAATAGTTTCAACTTGAATTTCATCAATAGACATAGTTTCCATATCTATAAATGGTGAATACAGAATCCATTCTACTTGGGTGCCATAATGAGTTACAACAGTATCACTAATTTCTCCAATATAAGTGGAAGCATTATCTCCACAAATCCACTTAGCTGCTCTTGGGTCATATATTACATTTTTACCTCTATATGGAGTGTCATTAGTAACATCTGATTTTATTAAAGACCAGGCGTTTTGCAGTCCAAAAGTTTTAGCCATTGTTTCATTGAAACAAAAAATATAATCTGGAAGATGAAGCATGATAAGCGTAATATTATCTTCAGAACGTATTTCCATTCTTATGTCAGATAATGCAGTTTCAGTATAAGTACCAATGATTTTATCAACTTCTCTTGTTGATATTTTTTGCACTTGTCCAGCTTGTATTCTGTGAACTCCAACACCTTCTTCTTTTGGTCCTCCTGTTATATAGAAAACTCCTCCAAGTTCACATTTTGCATGAGTTGCCACAATGCCTACTTTTTGAGCTCTAGATTCAACTCTTGTGAAAGCAAAATTTGCTTGAGCTACATCAGCAAAATATTCAGTAGTATATCTGCCAAATACTGCCACCTTATTATCTGTGGTTTTAAGCAAACCAAGAGTTGTATCAGGCATAAACTCAGCAGTTGCAAACTTAAGTGGATCAATGGCTGTTTCATCATTAATATCAGTATGATAAACATAAGTTCCATCTGTTAAAAAATAATAGCCATTAATCCAAACTCCATCAATTGGATTTCCTAAATCAGAATCAGTAACTTCTACAAGGCCATTGACAGAATCATATAGCCACATTTTGCTATTAGCTATAATAGCTTGTGTATTAAAAGAATAAGGCATGGCAGCTTGATCAGTGCCAGTTATTTCACCTATATTTGTAACAGTTCCATCAGAATCAACTGTTATAAATCGTGTTCCAGACACTCTAAAGTGGTTAGACTGATTATCATTGTAAATACCACCGCGGTCAATTCCTAAGCCTGTACCAAAAGAAACCAATCCAGGCCATTGAACAAAGTATCCTTGAGCACCTTTGATTTCTCTTGGCACAGCATACATATTAACTGGAAGATTGTCACGATAATCAACATCAGAACCGTGATAATCACCTCTAATTAGTGTTACTGGTATTTGAGGCACTTTATAATCTCCTACTTATGGGCGCCATTATCATCACCATAATAACCTGGAATTCTTTGATACTCAAGATTTTGCCTTTTAAGTGTTGTCTGTAAATTAAGTTTCATTTCCCTGACATCATGGCTCATTCGTTTTAGCAATTTATTACTTGAGTCTACATGCTTATTTAGAAGATCAGTACTTACAGTTTGTGTTCTTAACATAGAACCAAATTTTTCTCTATTTACTGTATCTTGATAATACCAGTATGTTCCACCAAGTGATAATACTATTGTAATTATAATTTTTAACACCACAAACGATACCTTATTCCTTTCAAGAATATTAACTTTTTCTTCAGTAGATTTCCATTCATCACATTTTATGTGGTGTACTGGACAAAAACCTGTGCGTCTTTCTGTTTGTCCATCCCATTCTTCATCACACATGATTTCTCCTTACGGAGCCAATAAACCATTAGGTACAGAAGGTATTTCTAAAAAAGCTCCAGCAAATGTATTTCCATTTAAAACATAATTTGGATCAGAACTCCAGCCTATTGCTGATTCACCTGAATCAACCCTTACGTCAGGACCACCATCAGGATCAGATACCATTTCATATTTGCGAGCTGAAACTCCAATATACCAAACCCCTTCTTCTGGGAAAGTTACTGTATAATTTACTTCCTCAGTAGGGTCACCAGCTGATATTTCAACAGCTCCTTCAATGGTTTGTTTTATAAAAACATTATACACAGCTGTTTGATTATCATTTACAGCAATTGGATCCCATGCAATAGTCAACTGATTTGCTGGTCTAATATCTAAAGCATAAACAGTAACCGCAAGTAAAACAATAGTTAATACAATGATAAATTTTTTCATGTTTCCTCCTAACTTGCTTTTATGATTTTATAGTTTTTATTCATGCCATCTAATGTATCAGAAACTCCAGAAGCACGAGAACCCATAGCATTCATATACCGGTATGTAGTAGTGGCACCAGTTATAGATAATGTATCTACTAATGAAGTTCTATCTGCATCATCATAAATATAGAGAGTAATTGTTGTTCCTGATCTTGTTACTTTAAACCAATAATGCCATAATGCTTGTGCATCACCTTGTGTAAGTAAATCTTGTGCATCACCATTAAAATCGCGTAATCTCCAATAGGTCACATTACTTGCCCACCAAAAATCAACTAATAATCCTTCATTTGCTGTGTCAATTTGAGGAAAATTACCTAATACATTAGATAACATTAACATAGTAACTTGACTTGTACTTTCGACAGCTCTACTTATTTGTGCTTCAAACTCAATATCAAAATCACCAAAATATGCAGCACCGTAATCTTTATATAAATAAGTAGTGTTATTTTGTGCAAGACCTACATAAGTTACTTGAGTGGGTTCTACAACTATTCTGTTAGCTGTTCCTGCTTCAGTAAATGTAGTAAGATCTTCATAAGGATATACTGGATTAAAATTTAGTATTTCATAATTTTCTGAATATCCGGTCACTGTAGAAGTACCACCAGTAGATTCGTCTCTACCTGCGCATACATATAAATATCTGTATGGAGTAACAGCTCCTGCAACTTTACCAGCCCAAATCATATTTGTTCTATCAGAGTCATCATACAAGATAATCCAGAAATAAGTAGAGCCATTGCGAATGACACGAAAATAACCTATATCAGATGAAGTACCACCAAAAGTGTAATAATCTGTAGTATCAGCTACAAACTCTTGTATATACACTCTGAAATTATTATTATCATAAAAGAAGACTAAGAAGCCATCATTATCAGCTTTTACGTCTTCAAAAGAACCTATAGCATTAGCTAAACCAAATACACTGACATTACCATTGTCATCTGGACTACCAGCTCCTCTTTCAGCATATGCTGTAAATTCAATTATAAAATCATCAAAATAATCAACACCATAATCTTTATAAACATGGGTATCAATATTTCTTATTATGGTATCAAATGTATTTTTTAATCTTATAGTTGTTAAATCACTGCCAGTATCTACTGCTGTGAAATCAGTAAGATTTTCATATAAATGTGTGGTTACTAAAGTACCATTTAATGTATGATAAGTGGCTTTTAACCAAGCTATACTCCTAGCTATATTACTAAATCGTGCTTCTGATATAGTTCCAGCTCTGTATCCAGGAGAGCTATCTCTAATTGAGTTAAGAGAAGCTCTATCCATTCCTGCAGGATAAGCGTAGTTATATGAGCTTGATGCATCTAGAACTCCATTAGAATAACCTTTATGAGTTGTATTATCTTCATGTACTACAGCAACGTGTCCAAAAAAGTTATCATCAAATTCAACAAGAGTTCCATCCGCAGAATTAGCATTAGAATTTAATATGCGTATAAATTTATTATAAATGTTTAAAGATAATATGGCGGATACAGAACTATTATCTGCTATAGCTACAGCAGGAGCTCCATATGCACTTGCAACTGCATTAATAAGAGCTGCAGCTTCCATTGTAATTGGATATCCTGTTATACCTAAATCTGTGGTATCATAAATAGAATCATCACTTCCATCTGTTTCATAGCCTTGACCTGGCCAATCATCAACCAAATCACCACTAGTCATAGTACCAGATGTAATCATATTATTGCCATATTGCGTAGAATCTAAAATATCGGCAACTGGAGTTGGATCTTCATTACAATGGTAAACACCTACAAAATTGTCATCCCAAACACTTTGTCCAACTACTGATCCAACTTCTCCCATCTGATCATTGTCATTAGCACTAGCATCAAAAGCAATATAATAAGTGTAGTCAGAAGTTGATGTAATAGTTATTGCTGTATGTAAAACTATAAGGCCGTTAGCTATACTACAATAATCCACTTCTGTATTTAAGACAGTTGTTACGTCGGAACCTAGAATATATATTTTCTTAGCAGCGTCAAGTCCTTCTAAAGAAGCTAATTCACTAAAAATTTGTGGATGTTCATCACTATTTAATCGAGTGCATACTGGAAAGCTAGTTAAATTTTCATCTATTAAATCAGAATCAATAGTAGCATGGTAATACACATCTGGAGCGCCAGCGACTTCAGGAGGTACTATATTTATTTTTGCTATTAAACCTATTGTCATTATTTATTCCGAAAGATTGAAGATGACTTTAGAACCTGCTGTAAATGTCCCATTCGCAAAAACAAAACCAAGCCGCAAACGCTGGCCGCCAAAATAAACTGTTCTTGGCTCGTCAGTAATGTCTGCCATTAACCTGGCTTTTACAGGATCAGTTGTTTCCGTAGAAATTTCAACAATATCCACTACATCATCAACTGCTCCTGGAATAAAATGAACAGAATGAACATTTAACCCAGTACCCATTGAATAGTTAGAATCTATAGCACTTACCTCAATGGTTCGATTGGTTGTTTTAACAGTGTTAGCCATTTTATACTCCTTATGAAATATCAGAATCTAAAAGTTTAAAATTTATGATACGAGTTTCCACTCTACCAGCAGATGTAGTGGCTACAATTTTAACTTTTAAGTTATCTACCGGGGTGTTGTTTGTCAGTCCATCTGCTGTTATTGTATAAGTTATGAGGGGTGTTGCATTTGCAGAAGTATCTACAGTTAAGCCAGTTTCAGCTGAAATTGTGAAAGATGCAATAGTCTCCCCTGAATCAAGGTACGCAGCAAATGACTCAGTAAAATCATTTGTATCGCCAACATACATTTCGTTAGTGATCCCTTCCAAAGGAGACTGAGTTTCGGGTGTATAATATCGTGACCACGCAAGTGATCTTCGAGAGTTCGCCATACCTCTCGGCATGCGAGTTGGATAAGTGGTCTCTCTAACTGGTGCTGTGTCGGAGGAGAGGAATGAGAATGAAGCTTGCTGTTGTTGTATTAATGCTGGAGAGGGCTGTTTGCCGAAATCGGGCAAAAGTCTAACGGCCAAATTGGTCTCAAAAGCAAACCAATATTTACGTGCTATATTGTGCAAAGCACCGGTTGTAGGAGAATTCTCGAAGTTGTAATTAACATCGATATGTCTTCCTAAAAACTCGTGGGCCATGTTTTCCAGTCTTTTGAGGGCGAGTGTTAAATCAGATGCAGAAGGACTAACTGTGAGCCCAGATATTCTCATTAAAGAATAAGCACCATTTATAAGATCAGCTTTTGTGGTCACGATTCCTCCTTACTTCTTTACGGAGCTGCCACTATTCGTAGTTTTCATACGTGGTTTTAAAGTACCCAGGCGCTTACCTGAATTCTTTCCAGTAGAGGAAGCTTTCGACGTCGCAGGTTTCTCCGCCTCTTTTTCCTCTTTGTAGAGTTCTTTTGGGTTAAGAACCCAACCTTGATTCAGGAAGGGTTCATACCCAAATTCATCCACAAGTTTCACTTGGCATGTTATACCTTTATACACATGCGAAGTTCCTTCTTTGAACAAAACAATCATTTTTTCCCTTTCTTTGAAGCTTTTGGAGCTTTAGGAGCTTTTTTAACAGCAGCAGCTTTTTTACGAATAAGCTCTTGCTTTTTCTTGAAACCAGCTTCAGCAGCTTCTTCAGGGCTTAGTTCCTTAGGCATTGTTCCTCCTTATGAAGCTACCGAAACACCGGAGGTAGCAAACGTTGGAACAGCGCCGTCAACGTAAATTCCTACAGCTGCTTCAACCATAATCGTATGGTCAACAGATGAGCAATTTTTCAAGAAAACAGCGCCTTGAGTTTGAGCTGCACCAAAACCAACAGCATGAGCTGGAGTTGCAGCAGATAAAGGGTTGTTAAAAAAGGTGCATCCATTGAACATTAACATACGTTCAACATCAGTTGCATTTGCACCATAGACTCTGACTGCTTCAGTACCAGCAGCTTTACTGAGGAACAGACAATTTTCAAAATAATTGTCACGAAGCTTTTTACCAGAAACGATACCACCAGTACAAAGAACATTTGGACGGATTTTATCATCAGCAATGATATTGGCTAAAGAACCAAACATGCTGTTGTAAACCATCGTGCTATCACCATTGGCGACAAATTCTGCAGCACCTGTTACATCAAGGTCTGTAGATTTGTAAAACTCACAATTGAAGTAGCGAGCATATTCACCAGCTTCTACAACACCATAAAGACTTTCAGCTTTAGTATTATTGCTGATGAATTTGACACCAGTAATAGTATTCCGAACACCGGTATTTTTGAAAACACCGAGATCAGTGGCTGCAGTGGTCACACCAAGGGAAACCTTAGCGCCATGACCAAAGTGGCCAAGAGGGCCATTGTGACCAACAATGTGAACTCTGTTTTTTGACAAAGTAATCATTGACAGCTCGGCCACAGTTGAATCACCATCAATGTGAATGAAGTCATTGTTGTTTGAAGTAACAGCATCAATGGCTCGACTAAGGGTTTTAAAAGCCTTGTCCCAGGATTTACCATCATTTCGATGATTACCATCACTGCCATTGCGATAGTCAACATAATAATGATCGCCAGGACCTTTACTTCCTATAACATCCTGAATATCATTGCGGCCTACTTGTAGACCTGTGTGGAAAAAATCTCTCGACATGTTTATTCTCCTTGTTCAGGGCGGGGCTTAGCCCCGCCAGGTAGAATGGTTTTAGACAGTAGTGACCGGAGGACCGGAAACACCAGAAAGACCAAGGATGATCCAACCGACTGTATCATCCACATAAAACAAAACTGCACGATCACCAGCATCTGCAAAAACAATAGTTGCCCATCCTGTTGCAGTTGAAGGGGTCAATGTGCCATCACCACCACCGTCAGTAGCAAGCTCGATATACAGCAATTGACCTTCGTTACCATCAGCCAGAGTTAAAGCTTCCGCATCACCACCAGTTGTTTTCCGTACCATAGGATGAGTAACTGGAATAGCTAAAACGTCAGCAGCGACGGTTGTGATAGGACTTGATCCCTGTTCAGGAATCAAATCACGGTGTAAAAATTCAACTTTTGTAGCTCTTGCGGCCATAATTTTATTCTCCTTGTTCAGGGCGGGGCATAAGCCCCGCCAGGCGAATGATTAATAAGATACTGCAACCCCACAATTTGAAGGATTGCAAATGGTGATCCCGTACCAAGTGAAAAGCCGAAAACGGAAATTCATTGTGGCGATATCACCGTCATAAACCAGGTACAACTGAAGGCCATTTGACATGGTGTCGGTAATGACTTTCATGCCATCATACTGTTTAAACAATTCAGCCGGAATTGTTCCACCAATAACCTCGACAGCATCACGTTCAAAAAAGAGATTCGCTTTTTTAGAAGCATCGATGTTAAGGCGAGTTAAGGTTGCAGCATCCAGGATAGCAGTGTCGATGTTGGCGTAAGCTGCCTGAAGTGTGGTAATGCCCGTCTGATTTGCTGCAATCGGTTTCGGGTAGATTTTGATATGAGTGGAATCCGTAAGCTCAATGACTGTAAAAGTCATTGGCTGGCCAGTATCACTCTTATCAGCAAGGCCGACGGCATCAATTGCTGTGCCGCTGTTTTCCAGCTGGAATTTGTCACCGACGGATACCAAAGAAGAATCATTAACAACGAGAGAAGCTTCTCTGTAGTCGACATTGGTCACGACGCCGGTTGTTGCATTGACCGTACCGCCTGAAGGTACAAAAGCCTGATTACCTGTTACAGTAACCGCAGGATCAGCACCACCAGTAATGTTCGGCAGGAATGAACCAGTAAAAACATCGAATTCAGCAATGTTCTGGCCGATTTGACCAGTAGCCCAGGTTTGTTCAGGACGGCCCTGAAGAGTTTGACGAGCTGCAAGATCTTGACCGAAAGTAAGCAAGTCACGATCATTGAGAATAAAAGCTCGGCCATTGTTCATAAGCTGACGTTCATTCATGATGGCTTGAGCTTCTGCTATGAAGTCATAGCCACTAGTCGCATTTGAACGATAGAACAGGGAACCTTGAGTGCTGATTGCTGACGCAATCTGTTTGTTAAGATCAGTAGCCTGTTTCATCCCGGACTGTTCAGCTCGACGTTCCCAGAACCGTTGATCACGAAGATCATCAGCTCTCATACGAACAAAATCATTCGATGGCGTACCGAGCAGGGCAGGATAGGTTTCTTCGATGATACCGGTTTCGTTACCGGTTAAATCCCATCCTGAGATAACAGGGGCATGTTGCTGTACCGGATACCATACAAAATTTCCGGAGTTCTGCATGTCCCCGCCGTTGGGTTCATGGAAGTTGACCAAACCAAGCATGGACATCTGATGCTCGTAGGTCTCCTTAGTTTTTTCGAATAATACTTCTGCGATTTTACCTGTTGATAAAGCCACTTTAATTCTCCTTACCAGTCTGAAACATCAACACCCATTTCCTTAGCCTGTTTTTTGAGATCATAAGCATGTTGTATATTTCCTGTTTTCAATGCAGCTTTTCTCTTCTTAAGCAATGAGTTAGCTTTAGCAGAAGAAGGTGCTTTATCACCCTTGACTTTACGACTAGGAGGTGGAGCGTTTGATGTTCTTTGTTTTCGATTTACAAGGCGTTCTCGTTGCTGTCCAAGAAATACAGTAGCTCTAAGGCCAGTAGGATCATCCACAAGTAAGGACTTTAATTCGTTCAAGGCGTTTTTATTTCTACCGAGGTAATACATAACCTTTTCTGATCCCTCACCTAAAACTGCAATCATTTGATCAGTGGTGATGTCGCCTCTTCCGGGCATGAGGGTTTCAATTGCCTCTCTAACAATTAGATCAGTCTGCTTATATACATCGGTATCAATTCCATTATCCTGAATAAGTTTAGCCGCGCGTGAATAATGGCCATCAACAGCTTCTTCGAGTTTTGCTTTTGCTTGAATTTGCGCTTGTTGAAGTTGCTGTTTCCTATTGGCAGTTTGTAACCTAATATCTACCATCTTTTGCTCATATTCACCCAAAGCTTCTTCATACTCAGCTAATGTATCAAAATCATTTTCATGTGGTCTCTTTGGAAGACCTGCACTCCTCTTGGGCATAGGAGTCTGTGACGCCGCCTTTAAACTTTCATTTTCCAGTCTGAGCCTTTCAAGCTCTTCATCCTTTTGAGAAAGCCTCCCTTTTAGTTTTTGTTTCATTTTGATGTGAGTTGAAACAGGAACATCTGAAGACTGGCTGTCATCTTCATCCGCCATCCAGGGCTCGGGTTTTTTCTTGTCAGTTTCATCAGTTTCATCAGTTTCATCAGTTTCGTCAACATCTTCGAGCTCTAGATCTTCCTCAGGAATTTCTTCCAGGGCCTTTTCCTCATCAGCATCAACAATTTCACCATCTTTAACTACTTGTTCACCAGCCATAACCAGGTCTCCTTCCCTGTACGATTTCCGTGTTCAAGTAACACGTAACTATGTTTGTCCAGGTCATCTCTGTTGTTTCCCTCCCGCTGAGGTTTTTAGGGCTTTTGTACCGAAGTTCAAAAGACTTTTAATATCAATGATTTTTTCCGTATTATCCAGTTGCTTGCCAAGTTTATTAATTCTTTCCATTTCAATTTTATCACCAGCCTGTTTAGCTTTAATCTGAGCTTCCATACGACCGGTTTGTGCTTCGAATTCATCAATTTGTGTTTTAGCTCTATCATTAGAGGCTTTAAGCTGCATTTCAATACCTTTACGCTTTTCTGTAAGAAGAGCAGCTTCACCTTTTTTATCTTCAGCCATTGCAAGTATAAGCGCAGGATCAGGCTGTTTACTTTGAGCAGCTTGTTTAAGCATTTTTTCTTCTTCAGGAGTTGTAGGTTTCTTAATACCTTGAAGAATAAGTTGTTTATTAGCATAGTCTCGTATTTCATCAAAATCAACACCATCCATAAGAGCAAGAGTTTTTAATTGTAAAGCTTTTCTCATTGGGTCTTCTACAGGCATCCCTTGAATCATGAGATTTAAACGATCAACAGTTTGATCTTTTTGACTGGCATAACTGGGGCCTATTTTTGAATAAACCTCAAATTCTGAATTAGTAAGATCATGAATCATAACAACTTCACCAGTTTCTTGATCAACAATTTGATCCATAACCTGTTTTTCAGTTCTTGTACCATCAGCAGCTTCAACCCTTACTTTTCTTGGTACATCATAAATTTCACGAGCCATAGAAGCGAAAACCTGAGCGTCCCGACGCTTAGCATGCTTAGTATGATTTTGATATACCAGGGATTGCATATCAAGACGAGATTGGAGGGCATATACTGCGCGTCCTGATATGTCTGGATCCGCAATGTCTTGGGGGACTCCAGGATTCGCCACATCCTCTACCGCCTCCTTAGACAATTGGAGGACTGCAGGAAGAGCAGTAGGCATGGGTTGCTCAGGCATTTCCGCTATTGGCCCAGGAGGAATTTCTGTGCCATCACCAGCTTTTCTATTGGCAAGTAAATATGGATAGTTATTTTCAGATCCTGCTTCAGCATACATGTCTTCAAATCCAGCAATTTGCTCTTGCCAAAATATGGGTTTTCTTCGAGGAGACCGGGAGAGAATGTCCCCTAAGTAACTCCCCGCAAAGTTACGAAGGCGTTGTGGGTCTTTTGTAAGCCGCGTGACTCCCTCCCAGTGCTCCTCACCCTCAACAAAAGCATGCTCACCAAATGTGGGCACTACAGGAATATGTTCTCCAGCAATAACTGTTTCATCAAGTATTTGCTGACCTGAAGCTATATATCTTGTAATTTTATTTCTTCTACGTCTGTGAGTTTGCATCATTTTATAGCCAGCACCCATAAGATCATCTTCTAAATCTGCAATTTCTTCCTCACGGACATCAATAGTGCTGCCAAAGGGATCTGATAAAGTATAAATGACTTCTTCAATTTCTGTCTTATGGTAGAATTTTACAACATATATTTTGCGGGATTTTCCTAAAATCCATGGAAATACATAAGAGTGTTCAGGGTGCTTAAATGAGTCCCCATTTACATGATCTAGTTCCTCGCCAGTTAATTCATATACTAAATCAATATATCCTTGTTCAGAATAAGCTTCCAAGATAGAAACATAATTTGCATCAGACTTATCAAGAAGCTTTGAATTGGGGTCCCACATAACGTTATTGTTCGCCTCAATTATAGGCCTTCTAACAATAATTTGATTCTTATCATCTAATCGTTTTGTGGCATAATCTGTCTCTAATTCCCAAGCACCAACACCACAAACAACTGATTCTATTTGAGCATTATCGAAAGCTTCAATAGACTCATTTTTATTACATTCAGCACGATATAGTCCATCTGCAAGATCTGCAGCATCATCTCTAGTACCATCTTTGGGAACAAAGTCTATTTGTACAGGATTCATACTCAAATCAGCTAGAATTTGCCTTCCAGCCTTCCGTAGGATATTAAATTCCCCTTTATAGGCCAACTGAGAATCCTGTAAAACGCTGTCATCCCATTGTGTAACCCAATAAAATACTAGATCATCAGCTCCGCGTTCACGAGTAGTCTGTGAAGCAACAAAAGCCTTATCATGCATCTTTTTGAGGTCTTCAAGTTCCATAATATCCTCGTTTTATCCTGCTGCTTCTTCAAGCATCTTTTTACGGCGCTTAATTCTTTCTTTAGCATCATCATCCATTGCGCCAGCTTCAGTCTCTTCAGTCTCTTGAGTATCTTCATCAGCTAAAATAAGACCAGCATTTCGAGCTCGATCTTTTTGCCGTTTTCTTCGAATTTCAGGGCCAGATTCACCCATTTTCTTAAGCATCTTTCTAGCTTTTTTAACATCTTCTTTATCCATGAATAATGTTTTAGGCATTTTATTCTCCTGGGATATAAGGTTGGCCTTTATTTTTCATCTTTTCTTCTAATTTTTTCTTTCTAGCTCTCAAACCCTTTTCAAGAGCACTTAGTCCGGAAGAAAGATCTCCACCAGAATCAACCTCAAATGGGTTCTTCTCCTCTTCTTCCATTCTTTTATCAATAAATAAGGTTCTAGGCATTATGCTACCCTCCTAATTTTTTGAGCACCATGTTGTCTTACACCCTCACCAACTGTTCTAATTGATGGCGGGCGTTGCTGGGTGCCAAAAACAGGGCTATGGACCTTTTTAAATAGCATTTTGACAGAATCTGCCAAATTTGGAGATGGTATCTTAAATTTCTTAAACATCTCCTCTTTGGTGTAAAGCTCAAAAATGCCATTTGGATTAGGTTTAATTGGTAATCTACACAATTCTGCCCTCAATTTAGTCAAATCAGTGATTTCTGAAGAAAATGAGATCATTGTGTCAGGATCAGTATATACATGTTGAGTTACCGCAATATACGTACGATATATGCGATTGCGGAGCTCAAAATAGTATTGGGCCCTGCAATTTTTGATAGCTTCTTTGTTAGTTTTTTGATTTTGGATTGAGACTTTATCGGCTGGTTCATAGGGGGCGTCGGGATTATCCACTTTCTCTGATCCCTTATACTGCGCAATGATTGTTTTCTTTCCTTCAAACGACCTATTAATTTGACGATTAAGACCAATACCAAGCCCATCACAATCCCAAAGAAAAATATCAGCATTGTTTTGGATAGCGAGTCCAGTTGCCCAATCACAGCCTTCATTTATGTCACCTGTATCTTTTTCCATGGCTTCTAAAACAACAGAACCATGGCGAAGAGCGAAACCTTTAGCGTCTTCACCTCTGTCAGAAGGATCATGAGCAGCTACAATACTTCCTAAGGGCTCAAATCCAAGATTTACATGAGCATCAATACAAGCATCAAACCACTCAGCCATAATAAGTGCATTTTCAACAGAATCATTGAATGCACCTTCCCAGATATGATCATAGAGCGCTCTTGGCAGCATTTGGAAGTCATGTAGTCTCTCCTCTTCTAGTTCTTTTGGGAACCAAGGATTGTCAGAATAATTTATTTTTACAATATAATGGAGGTCATCTTCATAATAACCATCCCGATCTAATTCTCTTTGATAAGGATTGATAAACCTTTGTGAAAAAGGATCAGCTGCACTCATTGGATTGCCTGAAATCCATAATTCAGAGTCTTCTTCACGTAAAGTTGGTGTCAAAATTTTAAGACTCTCTTCAGAAATAAATTGCCCTTCCTCAAGCCAGAAGTATTTGAATCCAAACATTGATTTGATGGCGTCGATCGATCGAGCTAGACCCCTGAATCTGAATCCACCACCATCGCTATAGACAATTTTGTTGTTGTAGTTTTTGAAACCAGGGATTTTTAGCCTTTTAATTTCTGACTTGAGAAGGGCAAAAACGCTGTCATCGAGTGAATTTTGAAATTCTCGTAGACAGCCGACAAGAGCTTGTTCTACTTGAACTTTAAAAGCAAGCATTCCAGCAAAAGTCATTGATTTGGCGCCACCACGACCACCATACGCCACTTTGTAACGTTTCTTTTTCGTTACAAATGGTTGTAATTTAGCTGGTACTTTTAATTCTAAAGGTTTAGCCATAGTATGCTGATTTCCCAAACTTCCTTACGAACCAATACATAGTTCGACAGCGAGTAAATCTTAAACGACGTAAGAACCAATTTTTTGTATGATTGTGAACAATAATTTGCATGTTTGCAAGAAGCTCTTTATCATCAAGCAGGCGAGTCTTTTCGCTCTTTACCCGTCGTTTACGATAACGAAAATCATGACGCCGGCAAGCTTCTGTTACACATAATCCGTAAACTGTATCAGGAACTAAAAGATCTCCAAAACCACCTGGACCACACCCCCAAGTATCTCTTTCTTCTTTAGGTATGTCATAATAGCCTGTAGGATCAATTAATTCCATATTAGTCTCCAAAAGGGTTTGTGTATCCCCAGACGCCAGCACGAGATTTAATGGGCCTTATTTTAATGAACGCGTTTTGCTGTGCTGCATCTTCTATAGTACGTGTTCTACTACCACCTCCTGATGCACCAATAGCAAGACCATTACATATATACATCTCTACATGCACTACATGTCCTCTCGTATTTTCCCAAAATACTAAATCCCCACCGGTTGGAAGATTAGAAATAGGCCACCTTCCAGCTAAGCTGTGAGCAGTCCAATCACCAGATCTAGGCAGCTTACCAACCGATTTAAGAATTTCAATCATGAAGCCACTGCAATCAAAACCTGTTGGGTCATCACCTCCCCAAATGTAGGGACGACCCAAATAGCTCCAAGCAATTTTAAGAGCGATTTCACGCATAAGGTTTATCCAATTTGCTATTTACCCATCCACGAGAGAAAGCGCGTAGAGTTTCAGCAGTAATAGGTCTATCAAGAGATAGCATAGAACCATCATCAGCATATTCAGCACCAGCTGCCCTAAATAACTCATTTAGATCGCCCATCAAACCATAAGGATTTTCATAGTCAGTAGCAATAATCATTGCCATATCATTGAATAGTGAAACAACTTGAGCTGAAGATACAGTTGCAACACCTGAAACTTCATCAAGGGTTACGTTGTATCTG